CTCGACAACCCACCAGGCGATAATGCAGAACGCGCCTGCCAGTAGGCCGGTGTTTACGGTAGTTTCGTTGCTCCCCATCACATAGAGCCTCCGCACGGGTAGGACGTCGATTCAGTAACAGTCGACGCGATTGTGCGGAATTGGGCTGTGAAAAGTTCATGTGAACTTTTCACTTTTTCACAGAATGCCCAGGGTCATCATTGACCCCCGGTTTCAACGTTCCATCCGATATCAAAATAGCGGAATGGGCTTGGGCGACTTTGGCAGCGCCTCTGCCCTGTCATTCCAGATCAGCAGCTCACGGGCCTCAACCCCGTCGCCTCCACCCACGGTATAATTCAGCGCTAGCTGCTCAAAGTGCAGGGCTGAAAAAGTGTTCCGCATGGATTCGATATCATTGACGCTGATCAGCATGCTGCCTTGTATGCTCTTTGCGAGAGCGGCCATTTTTAAATAGTTATCGAAGCCGAACTCCACGCCGTATCCCTCAGTTCCCCAATAAGGCGGGTCTAGATAAAATAACGTATGCGGCCTGTCGTATTTTTCTATGATGGCCTGCCAGGGAAGGTTTTCTATGTAGGTGGCTTGCAGGCGCAGATGGGCTGCGCTCAGATCCTCTTCGAGCCGCAGCAGATTGAGCCGGGGCGGCGATGTCGTTGCCGTCCCGAACACCTGCCCTTCCACTTTGCCGCCGAATGCCAACTTCTGCAGATAGAAAAACCGGGCGGCGCGTTGAATGTCGGTCAACGTTTCCGGGGCGGTCATCTGTTGCCACTCGAATACCTGGCGGCTGCTCAGTGCCCATTTGAACTGGCGCACAAACTCTTCGAGGTGGTTTTTAACCACGCGATATAGGTTGATGAGCTCGCCGTTAATGTCGTTGATCACCTCCACTTCGGTCTGCGGCTTTGCAAAATAAAGGGCGGCCGCGCCGGCAAAGACTTCGACATAACACGTATGGTCCGGGAAGCGAGGAAGAATTCGTTCTTGCAGGCGGCGTTTGCCGCCGATCCACGGGATGATCGGTTTCATGTGAGCCTTTCTCGTTGTTGTGGTAGGCTTCCCCCGCCGCGTCGACGTGGTGGGGGGGCCTTGCTGGGCTCACAGTGTGTATTACTGTGGATCCGGGGCTGGGAGCATGTTGACGCATGCTCCCGGTCGCCCCTTCTTAAACTTCTACTTCGTACGCCGTCAGGTCCGGCGCCTCCCCTATTACATCGCCCCCTTTGACAAACGCCTTGCTGCCGACCGCCACGCTTTGCCCGCGCGCGCGGAGCTCGCCGCCCCCGGGCAAGGTCACCGTGCTGGTGCCGTCAGCGTTATGGGCCGTCACCGCTCCTATCAAGAGCTGATCAGAAGGCAACAGGCGAGCGAATTTTGCATAGACGTTAGCCATTGTTTTCCTGAAGAGCGACCAAACGTACCATGGCAATTGACAAGACCTCCTTACACTCCGGGTGCATCGCCATGTATTCTTTCGGCCATTGCTCCAACAAATAGATCGTGCCAGCAATATCTTTTCGTCTCTCGGCTATGTTGCCAGTCAATATCACGATGATGTCGTTTCCATCATTCCCGCTGCTGAAGCGATATTGAATTGCGTTTTCCCAATCTTTATCCATGCCAGCGCTCCACTTCGACGGTTTGCCATACGATCAGGCTGTCGCCGCGCTGCGCACTGATGCGCACGCTCAGCACCTGCCCGCGCCATGTGTCGATGCCGTCGTCCACCTCGATGAGCGCGCCGGGCAGCAGCAGGCCCGGCGGCTGCGGCGTGGGCATGAGCGGGATCTGGATGGTCTCGCTCGACCAGCGACCGGCGGCGGCGAGGATGATGCGGCCGCGCTCGGTGCCGGCGTCGACGTGCGTGATGAGTGCATCGCTCACCTGCGGGGCGAGCTGTTCCCCGGCGCTGCCGGTGCGGCGCACCCACACGCTCACGCCCTGCGTGGTGCCCATCACGTACACCCCGTTGTAGTCCGGCCGCGGCTGCCACTCGCTCGCGCTGCTTGTCACGATGTCGGCGGTGATGGCCACGCCGGGGTCGGCCGCGGCCCACTCCCAGGGGCTGATGGGATAGCGCGGCAGCACAGTGAGCACGTTGTCGGAATGATGCGACTGCACCACCGCGCCCACTGCGCCGGCAATCTGCTGCAGCGCGCCGAGCGTGGGCAGATCGCGATAGGTGTACGCGCCGGGCGGCACCAGCCAATCGACCGTATCCCACTCGAGCACCCAGCCGGTGAGCGGCATTTCGTTGTCGGCCAGCTGGTGGGCCGTGAAGGTGTCGGACTCGGTGTAGGTGAGCGCGGGCGAGTACGGCGCGGCGAGCACCGCCGAGAGCGAGCGGCCGCGTATGGTCCACTCGCTGTAGCCATGCTTGCGCGACTCGCTCCAGCTCTCGACCAGCGCCGTGAACACATGGCCGTTGATGGTCGCCTCCACCGCCACCGGCGCACCGCTGCCCGGCATTACCAGCTCCAGCGCGGCCCGGCTGCGGAGCCGCGCTGAGAATTGCCAGCTCCATGATTCGAGATCGGCCGCGAGCTCGATGCTGGCCGCCGCCACCGGCGCGCCGTCTGATAGGCGAATGAGCGATGCGCTACTCATGATCACGTATACCCGTAAATAAGGCGCGCGCGGCGTGCAGGCGAACGCGCGGAACGGCAGCGGTACGCCGCCGAGGTAATGCTCCACTGGGCAGCTGAAATCCAGCAGCACCGCGTCGCCCGGCGGAGGGATGTAGACGCGAGGGTCGGGCGGCGGCGGTGGTGTGATCGGATCGGGCGGCGGCCAGACGAACAGTGGGCGCGCCGCGCGTTCCCAGACGATGCGCGTGCCGTAACGATGCAGCGGCGGCGCACGCCAGCGCACAGCCGCGCTGCGCGAACGCTGTAATGCACGCTCGCTGACGATGCGCACACCGATGCGGTTGAGTTGGGCGACCTGCCACGGCAGCGCAAGCAGACGCGCGAGGGGCTGCGCGACTTCCCACGGCACGCGCGTGCCGACCTGGATGCGCTGCGACAGATCCCAGATCATCTGATACGCCTTGCTGATCTGTGGCGGGACCACCCACGGCACCCGGACTGATTGCGCAACAGGCTGCGCGGTCTGCCAAGGGATTGTCAGGCTTGCAGCGACGCTGATATTCGTGCGCTCGCTGACGATGTCCCATTGCCGCTGCAGCGACATGTCCGCTTTTTTGAAGGGCAGGCGCGTGGCCCTGGCCGCGGGCGCGCGCAAATAATCGTAGGGCACGCCGACGCCCTTGCGCAGCCCGCGCCAGCCGGGCACCGGCACCGGGTCGCCCGGTGGCGAGCCGAAGTCGAGATTGCACGCCGAGCCCGGCGGCGGTGAGTAAGCGCGATTGAAATTGAGGATAACGTTCACGCATCAGGCCATCACTTCGGGCGTCACAAAATCTGCCACGACCGCGTTATAGATCGCTTGGTAGTCATGGGCGAGCACCAGGTACTGCAGCCCGCCTTTGATGAAATCGAAGCGATAGGCGCCGTTTTCCGCGCTCCACGTGGAATTGATGAGGCGGCCCGAGCGCAGATCATAGAGCCGTACAAGGCGGCGCGCCGGGATCGTGTTAACCGTTACGGTGCCAGCAATGTAGTAATTGCCGCCGTCCTCGAGGTCACGACGAGCGAGCGCGCCTAGTACACGGTTGCCGGACCCCACTCCGACAATAGGTGATCTGGTGAGCCTGAGGATATCGCCGATGACGATGCCTGCCACAACTATCTCCAGGGGCCGCTGATGTCGATGACTTGCCGATAATTGCTAGATCCTCCTCGCGCACTCACCACGCAAAACCGCCGGCCCGGCAGCGCGGGAATATTGTCGACGATCGTGCCATGTGCGGGGAGTGTTGCAATAGTGTGCATCGGAAAATACCAGCCTGGCATCAGGCCGCGCGGCATGAAATAGCTCAGCGTATTGTCGGCGAGATACACTGGAGAGATATGCAAACCATTGTCGATGGCGCTGGTGTAGGGCTGGAA